AGCAGTTGAAGCATTATCAACCATTGTAATCTCTAAAAGTTGTATTTGGCTTGTTTCATCCATATAAGGATTTGATGTAAGCCTATTTATTAAAAACTTCTTACCATTATAAGACAAAGCATTTGTGCTTGAATCTTGTATTGTATATGTTTTATCAAGATAAATAAACCCATTTGTTCCAGATATTGCTCCCAAATCACCTTCTAAAGTAGCTATATTCTTATTTAATAAGTTTGAATATTGGCGCATAACTAATTCAGCCAACATACCAAAATCTTCTGGAGGATATCCGTATCTATACCAATCCCTCCAAATAACACCATCTTCATCAAATAATAAACCTACATTATTTTGTATTGGTGATGCACCTTGATATGGATATATCGCACTATAAGGAATATCTATATCAGTTGCAATTTGAGATGTTGAACCAATATTTCTTGTTAATACAACTTGTTTAATTGATGCATCATTTTGTGTTAATTTTACATTCTTAATATATCCACCTGTTGCACCATTTGCTGCTTCAAACTTAACTCCTATTAAACCTTCAATAGTCAAACTTAATGCTTGTGAATAACCCATTGGTATATCAATAGTGTTATTAACATAAGTATTAAATGTTGTATATGTAACATCCCTAAAATGTACTGAAGTTGACCAAATATCATTATCTCTTAAATAGTAAGTTACTCCGCCAATGAAAGCCGTTATATAAACTCTTATTTTATCACCAGCATTTGCGCCTTGTAATTCAAAAGATAAAGTTGCACTTGTACCATACATTTTTGGCAAATATTCATAAGCCGTAGGTAGTGCAAAATAGTTTTGTATATAAGCATTGGTACTTCCACCTAAATAAAAAACTTCATATCTATTTGATTGATCTTCATTTAATATAACCAAAGTTGCTCTTGATGGCGCAACCTCAAACTCACTCCAACCATTTGCTCTTAATGAAGAACCAGAACCAGTAGTAAATTTAAAAGTTCCGTTATATATATAATTATTAGCATATTCATACGGCAAAGTTGATTGAATAGTTGGGTAACCTTTTCTTACTATTTTGGTTTGACTATTATTTACAAAATGAACATTACCATCTTGATAAGGTTGAATGTTTATTGTATTTGTTAATGTACCATTACCACTTACACTTGGCGCATCTTCAACAACATATCTTGTATAATAAATTGTGTCAGCTTGTTGATTCATTGGCAAAATATACCAATCTCCATTTGCTTGGAATAATCTACAACCAAAAGTCTTAATTATATTTTCTAAAATAGTATAATAATCTAATTGATAAAAATCCCTTTTGTATTGATAGGTTTGACTAAATGGTTCATCGCCACCAGCATCGCCTCTATCAAACATTCCATCTGCATAGTAAGAACAACAAGCATAAATAAATATCATATCTTCAAATGGCAATGCATTTAAGCAAGTACCTATGATGTCAATTAATTTAATTAATGAATTTACATTTACATCACTATCATAATATATGTATCTTAAAAATGAAAGTCCATCAATACAAGCCATACTTACCTCTTGGTTACCTGTTGTAAATGGAACTTGTATATAATCGTTAAGTAAAAAACCCCTCCATTTGATTACATTATCAATAACTAATTCAACGTAATATTTTGTTTCATCAAAGTTTAATAAGTCTGGAAAATTATCGTAATCATCTTGGTCAGAAATAATAAAAGACACATTTAACTGTGAAGATATTATAGAAGCAATTGGGTCTTCATTTGTAGCATTTGGTACTAAAGAAACATTTGTTCCTATATATGGAGTAACAGTTGCACCAACATAGCTTTTTTCGTATATCTTAACTATTAATGATGTTCCATCTCTTAACTCTTGCGTTATTGTATATCTTAATCCGTATGCCATTATGCTAAACTAATGTTTTGTCCTTTAAGATTAGATGCCTTCTGCGCTCTATTTGTAGCTAATAATAAATCTTGTCCTCTAAGAACAAATGCACCACCACCATCACCAGCTGCACCCATAGGATTGAAGTTTGTAAATCCACCGCCACCACCACCAATAGTTGGCAATCCTAAAGCAGTCATAACAGCTTTAAATATTAAAGCCTTAATAATCATTGCAGTCAATTGAGCAATAATTTGTTTAAATGATTGTTCCAATGCTTTACCTATATTTTCACCATTTGCCATAGCTTGAAACATTGCTTCAAATGCTGGTGTAATTGTATCAGTAATTCCGTTTGCTAATTGTAATTGAGTATTATATGCTTTTAATGCCGCTTCATTTTTAAATATTTGTTCAGCATTATATTGTTGAGCAAACATTGGTAAATCCTTGCTTAGCTTATTTGGTGTTGCAGGTGTTTTTATTTCATTTTCGGTTTGTATAATTTGAGTTGTACTAACCTTTAAAACCCTTGCTTGTTTTGCTAATTTTTCAACACTTTTAGTTGCTTTATCAGTTGCTTTTGTTGTATCATCTGCTCCTTTAATAAAATTAAAGAAAGGATTATTTGATGTAGCAACATATAAATCATTTACTGAAGTTTTTAATCCTATAATTCCACTTCTTAATGCCAATGCTTCATTACGAGCATCAATATTAGCATCCTTTGCTTTAGCAATTGCACTTGCTTGATAAACCGAAGCATCTGCATAACCATTAATTGCTAATTTAGTTGACTCTAAAGTTGCGTAATATTCCCTTCCTGTTTGTATTATTCTTTTATTGGCTTCAGCTAAAGCAATTGTCTTATTAGCAATTTCATCAATATATCTTGTAGTAATTGCTTGTGCTACTAATGCTTGTGTATATAATTCAACTGCTCCTCTTGCTTGGTCAACAGTTGTAATAGTTGATGCATAAGCCTTATTCACCTTACTTAATTCAGTTACAACCGCTTTAAATGCCTCTGCCCTCCTTTCTTCGCTTACATTTGCATTTTGACTTATTGTTAAATATGCTTGTAATCTTATTCCTGTTTCACTTGCTTCGGCTCTTGCATCTCTTAAACTTTGTGCAAACTTATCTTCTGCTTTAGATGCTTCAGTTGTTCCACTTATGAAATCAGCTAATTTTGGACCAAATGCAACTATTAAAGATGATACCGCACCCAAAGCTAACCCAATACCAGCTGGACCCATTAAACCACCAGCCATTGCTTTTAAAGCAGCACCTGCACCTCCAGCATCTTTACTTAATCTTTGAAATGATTCTAATAATGGATTTAAGTTATTCGCAATACCTATAAATCCGTAAGGAGCATCTTGTGCAACCCTTGATAAATTTGTTAAAGCATTAGTTGCTTGATTGCTTGTACTTGGCAACGTTTTAAAAGCAGTACCTAATTTTGTTGTTGCGGTAACTGTTTGTTGAATATTCTGTACCGCTTGTTGATTGTCTGCGGTTATCGTAATTTTTAACGTTTCTTGTGCCATTTTATTATTTTACTCCATACAACTTTAATGTCCTTGCCAATTGCTCTTGTGTCAGTTTTGGCTTATCATCTTCAACTTCATCACTTGGTAAAGGGAAAAATGATTTTAAGCTCTTTGGACTTTTCTCACTTGTATTTACTTTATAAATCAAATAAGCCACCATCCTTGTCCTTTCCCATTCCCTTACCTCTTTGTTTTGATAAGCCGTTTTATATAATAAAAATTCTCGCCACGTCAATTGCCAAAACTCGTTAATCGTTAAGCCAACTTCAATAGCGAGAATAATTATTGAGTCCCAACTATAAAACCCTAATTTTTTTTTTCGTCCGTTTCCTTTTCTGGCTTTAAATCTGGAGTCATTGAGTCTTGCATATATCTCATAAACTCAACCAATTGTCCATCTTTTGCAGATAACCCACCAACTTGATCTATCCATTCGCACACATCAAATTCATCAAAGTCAATAGGCTTTTTAAGGCTCTTGCATCCACTTTCTGCTGCGGCTTGTACGATATGAACGATTGTATCTAAGTCATAAACCCCTCCAGATAAAACCTCAATTAGCTGCATTAGATTTTTATTCTCTAATTCGCAAAACCTTTTCATAGCCCAAGTTCCCCACTTTAGGTGGATTGTGTTGTTGTCAGTCTTTAATTCGTACATAGTTTTTTATTTATTATACAGTTTCAGTTTGTGCAATAGGAGGAACACTTACTACGAAAGTTGCAGTAAATTTAACATCATCTTTATCGTCAGCAGTTACACCGAAATCGCTAATAAACACTAAAGAACCAGCACCACCATAAGTGATATCACCTGCAGTTGGAGTTGCCTTACCCATCTTAATTGCGAATAAAGTTTTAGCAGCGTGAGCAGCATATAATTGTTGGTAGCTATCTTTAGATGGTGTTCCTGTTTCATCAATTGCGAAACCTTCACATTCAAAAGATTGAGAAAAAGAAGGTGCTGGAGTGTACTCGTTGCCACACTTAGATGTTGCATCTATTGTGTCATTAGTTGATGTTAAAGAGTTTGTAGTCAAACAAGCAACAGGCTTGAATGTACCATCATTGTTTATGTCAGCTAAGAGGATATAATCTCTACCGCTTACTTTTGTTTCTGCCATTTTATTTAATTTTAAATTTGAGTTATTATTATATTATAAGTTATCAATACTCTAAAAACGTTATCTAAAGGGTTTAAGCCATCTAAGTTTCTTACACTTTCAACACTCAAACTTGATGCCGTAAATCCGTTTGCCAAAGTAATATTGGTGTCCGAATTGATTGCAGTCAAGACTAAGTCGCTTATAGTTTCAGCACGTTTATAACCAAAGTTAGCATTTTTTGTAATAATATCAA